GAATACAAGCGCAGCTCAGATATCAAGCCCTGCAACCGCGCTTGCGTGAACTCGGTCACGTCCTCGGCAAGACGGCGGTTGGCCTCACGAATAAGCCGCTCGATGAACTCGGTGGCCTCGCGCTCTCGTCCAGCAGCATAGCGTTGGACGAATATCTGGTGCCGGGTGGCGGCGTCGATCAGCCCCGCGTTTGATGACATTGCTTGCCCTTAGCCCCCATCAGCTCCACTTCGTTTTCGACGACCACCAAGCCGCTGACATCTTGCCCTTGGCGATGTTTTTGGCATGGCGCGCCTTGAATGACCGGCGGCGTGCTTTTGCGGCGTCGCTCTCGCCCTTGCGCGGCGGCGAGCCTTTTACACCCTGCTGACCAAACCGAATCAACTTCACTTCATCACCTGACTTGGCCAGCACCACGTGCGACTTATCCGGGTGCTTTGGCGTCCGCTTGGGCTTGTTGAAGCCCTCAAGGTTGTACTTGTCGAGGCGCGGGTCTTTGGCCATTACTTCTTCCCCTTCGTGCGATGCTTTTTGATCGCCTCCCACTGCTTTGCATCCACCGACCGGGCTTTGCCACCGGTCAGCACGCTGTTCACGCGAGCCATCGCCCACTGCTGCGGCGAGACGCCTGGACGGCGACCGGACGTGACAGCAGCGCCCATGCCTTTCTGGTAAATCTGCTTGAGCGCACCGTAAGGCGCATCGGCCTCCTTGGCTTTGCGTTTGAGCGCTTTCTTTGCCCGTTCACTAATCTCCACCGAACCGCCTCCTATATGCCTTGGTGTAAGTTGATTCAGGCGTCTTGCGCTTCTTGCCGGTCGGCGTCTTATCGCCCGCCAGCGGCCCGATCAACTTGCCCTCCTTTTGCATCTTCTCTAGCTGCGCCAGCCGTTTGCGACGCTGCTCGCCCGTTAGGCCGGCAACGTATTTTGCCGGTATCTTTGCGCCTGACTTGGTGGTGACTTTCCTGACCATCATGCAAGCGGGTTGCTTAGGCCCGCTTCCTCTCGTACTGACTCAAGCGTACGCTCAGGCTCGATGATCCCGCCGGACTTCAGCCGGTCAAAGATGTCCTGATCACCGATGATCTGGCGGTCGAGCAGCTGGATCATGCTCATGATCAACTGAGGATCGACGCTCTTGTCATAGAACTCATTGTTGATCTGGAACTTCATGTCATTCACATCCACGCCCATAAACAGCCCAACCCATCTAATGCAGGTCTCAATCGCCTCGGACAGGTTGCCGACCAAGTCACCCAGCACGGAGTTTTCCGACGCGAATCGAATGCGAGCGCCTTCGGCCGTTTCGTTGCCAGTGCGGTCGGTGATGATGCGAGCACCGATCATAACCATCTGCTGCTCTTTGAGCCGCATCGCTTCCAGCACCAGCTGGTTTGGATCAGCCTGCAACAGCGTTGCCGATCCCGTCTCGCCGAGCACATGCCCGGCCCGCGAACCTAGCTTGATTCCCTGCGGGTTGTAATCACGGAACTGATCTGGCGACAGCGAGTGGGTGATAAACAGGCTAGGCTGCCCGACCAAAAAACAGCTTTCCTCATAGTCGGCGCTGTTGCGATAGTGCGCCATGTTGATATCTGCAATATCCGAAAGCGGCGCGTCGTCGATGGTCGGGTCATTGTTCTTGCTGCCGACAAACTGAAACGGAATGAAGTCCCAAGTCGATCCATCCGCTTGGCGAGGATAAAACTCATCAGTAAACGGCTCGCCTTCGCGATAGAGCTGCTGAGTATAGCCATCATCACGCAGACGCAGCACTCGATACTGAGTTTTGGTCGTGTGGTCGAACTCATCCTCTGGATCAAGGTAAGCCTCGGCCAGCGTGACTGATACCAGCATCCGGCGTCCGCGAATGGTGTCGGTTTTCCAGTTGGTGATCATCTCGGCCTTGTAAGGGACGATTGCTGCCCGCAAGTCCATCATGGCGACTTCCTCGGCCGTCAGATCGTCATCAGCCTGCGGATAGTCAACCAACAGACCGCAGCGGCCGGTCTCCAGTAAGTCAGATAGTTGGTCTTTACCCATCTGCGTTAGCGACAAGCCATCGCCGGTGGCGTCATTGCGCAGGTATTCCAGCTGCTCAGGCAATTCAGCAATGGGTGCTTTACGGAATGCAGCGCCCACCAGCGCGTTTTTTGTCCGGCCGGTGAAGTTGGTAAAGACCGCACGCTTGATGTACTGGCGATATCGAACAGTCTCGGTGCCCTTGCGCTCATCGCCGGAGTTGTTATCCGGCACCGGCAGGTATTCGTGCTTTTTCTCTTTGACGGCGACGGAACCCGCAACAGCATCACGGGTTCGCTCCCACATGGGGAGATACTTCTGGTAATCGGGATGCTGTGTATCTACTGGCATGGCTGTTCCTATAGCGCGAACTGGAAATCTACGTTCGCCGTTGGTTTTCTGACAGGCATTTCATAAGCGATCGGATATGTTCCTGCATCGGTCAAATGATCATGGCCGGATGATTTATCCGGCTCGCCGTTCTTATCATACGCATGCTGTTCCAAGCATCTCGTATATTCTGGACAACGCTTTGCATTAACCCTTACGGCACCGGATGCAAACGCTCGGTTGGCCGCAATGATACGGTCACGAACCGGCGGGTTTTTCTTCGGTGCCCGGACGGAAAAACCGGCTTGTTCAAATAGCGCAATGTCGCTCTGTGACGCATTCACTGTTTTGCGACTCCCGCCGCTGGCGTCTGGATATACTGCAATTTTATGCTCAGGATACCTTGACTGCAAAACCCGGATCATATCCGGCGTATCGTAGGCATCGACAACCTCATCGACGGCGTGCATTTCCCCGTCGCGACGAACGTAAATGACTGCCGCCATTTTGCCCACGTTGAAGTCAGCACCGACCAGAAGCATCTCGCCATCCATAATGGTCTCATCTGATCCGCAACGATCTCGCGTATAACTGCTGAATATCGTACCAGTGGTCAGGTTAACGAACTGGCCCTCGATATACGCATCGGCCAAAGCGGCCGGGTACGATTCTCGCAGACTGGTTAGGTAGCCGTCCGGCAAGAACGGGTTGGAGTACGACGGCGCTTGCACCATGCCGTACTCATCAGTCGCGGCTGTCACCCAGCGCCAGTATACGAACTTAAACCCCTCTGGCGTCGTGTAAGCAGATGCCTGGTTGAATACGTCATAGCCTTTGATCTGCTGCCGGTTACGAGCAATAACCCTGTTCCAAGCATCTTTAGCATGCTCGGCCCGCAGCGTGTCCAGCTCATCGACGTGCGCTGTCATGGATTCATAACCGACGATCCGCTCGGGGTTGTCGAGCGTGCGCATCAGGAAGTCGCCCCACGCTGGCGATGATGTATAGATTACGTTGTCGGCTTTGTTGTAGACGTGAGCCACGCCGTGATCAGTCAGCCGTGATTGAAGCCGCGGCGCGGTGATCAACCGCACCAGATCGTAGGTTGGACAGTAAAGCGCCACCAGTGATGATGGCGCTCGGCAGGCGTCGATCATTGCAGCAGCGACCATCGTTTTCGACTTGCCGCCACCGTAACCCGACAAAAACAAGCGATAGCGCTTGTCCATCGTGAGAAAGTCAGACTGCGGCCGTGTCGCCTTGATCTGTAGTTCCATCAATGACCTCGATCTCAACACGACTTACGCCGGACAAACTGCCGTCGCTGCTAGTGTGATCCTGCTCAATGCGCGGCTGCTCAACCCTAAGTGCAAAATCATTCCGGTCAACGTGACAGGAACGTCTCGCTCTTCGCACTGCGCAACGTATTCATCCACCAAGCTGTCGAACTGCTCTGGTGATTTGATTGATCTCGGCCGCCCTCTGGGCATGTAATTCACCCCTAGTGATTGTGGTTAATCAAGCGCGAGCTCATCCCGGCACTTGGCGCAATGGCCACGGACTATCCTCTCAGAGTGATACCCGCACCATTCACATTCCCCCGGATTGCCTTCCGGTATTGCTTGGCCTTGCGCTTGCCGGATGAGGTATTCACGCATGCGCTCGGCATAATCGTTTGCTTTGTCTATATCGTCAGCCATCGTTGGCAACTCGCTCAAT